ATCGGCCCCAACCGTCACGGGCTCCGCGCGCTGCTTGCGATACGCTTCGAGGAACTTGGGTGCCGCGTCTGCAATACTCCAGCCCTCGTCGATCGCCTGCGCGAGCAATGCCTCGGGCACGTCATCGCGAGCGAGCTTGCGCAAGTCCGCTTGCCGCTCGCGTTCGGCGAGTTTTGCGTCTTCGGCAACCTTCTTTGGGTCGACTGGCGGCGGTTGGATCGGCGTAGCCGTCTGCCCCGGTGACAACACGGTGACGTGCGAGAGTTCCGCGCCAGCATCGGGCACGGCAACACCCTCCGTCGCCTCCACATCGTTCTTGTTCTTTGCCATTGTTTCAATCTCCTGATTGGGTTCCTCTGACCTGGAGACGACTTCCAAGCCGTGCTCGTCCAAGAAACGTCTAACGAAACCGGCCCCGCGATCGGGGTCGATGCCAAGTTCGGCCATTTCGGGGGCTTCGTCGGTGAGTCCGAGCGAATATGCCAGCAGCGCGTCAGCGTCCTCCGCGATCTCCTGTTTGCGAGAGAAAAGACCGTCAGGGTTGGCCGCCGGGGAATCGACTGCATCGATCGCGCGGAGTGTCTTCAGTCTGGCGTGTCGGAGGTTCTCTTTGTTGTCGGGGTCGGGGCTGCCGTCCTTGCGGTGCTGCCTCGCGTGCTCCTTTTCCGCGTCTTCATCCGGTCGGAATACGATACTCGTGCCGAAGGCGTGCGGATCGTTCTCAGCCAGGTCCATGACGTAAGCCGCGAGGTCGCCGTCGGGCGTATCGTGGGCAGTCTTCGAAAAGTGCAGATCGCCGCGGACCACATCGCCATCAACGCGAGCATCTCGCACGCGGCCGAGGAATTTGCCGAGACCGTCGCCGCTCAAACCGGGGTGTGTGAATCGCGCCTTGATGCCGAAGCGGGCTTCCTCGATTGCTGTAGTGACTTGGCCGAGAAACTCTTCATCTAGCCAGTAGCCATGCCCCGAAGCCTCGCCTCGCGTGACGATCGCCAGACCGCGAATGATACCGGCATTGTCGCTGCCGCCATTCGGATCGACCGCCCCTTTGGCGATCCCCCGCGCAATCGGGCCGCGAAAATACTCAGGCGCCCGATTTAGGTTTTTCGTTGTCGTCGTCATCTTCGGCCCCCTTTTCGGGTTCTTCCGGCTCTGGCTCAGCCGGCAGCAGGCCAGCCGCCTCGAGCGCTTCCTTTTCGCGTTTCTGTTGCTTGACCACGTCTTCCCAGTCCAAGCCCAGGGCCGCGCATTCATATGCAAGCGTCGTAACGCGAGACTTGAAGAGACGTTCAGTTGCCCCCTTCGCTTCTTTCAGCGGGTCGATCGAGCTGAACGGCAGCCACGTCCACACGTATTTGTAGTCGTCGCGGACATCGATCAGCCGCGCCAGTTCGGCCTCGCGTCGCACGATGTCGAGTAGTCGATTAAGGCCGGTGCGATTGATGCCACTCTGTTGCACTCGCAAGCCGGATTGATAGACGTCGCGATCGAGGCGGGCGCTTGACCAGGAGTGCCCGGCCGCGTCCAGTCGCACGGTGAGCAGCGGCATTCCCACGGGCCTGCCGAGCTCGGTCAGCTTTTCACTGCGGAATTCCTTGTAAATCGCAGGCGGTTGGGTCGGAGTGATCTGTGTGGCTTCGTACCCCGGCGGGAGCGTTTTCATCGTGCCCGACTCGATCTCCGTCGAATCATTGACGGTCATCGTTCCAGCGTCGGGGTTACGGGCAAACAGCAGCACGGCAAGTGCCGCCGCCATCCGCGCGGCTTCCATCACCTGCTTGTCGTAGTCGCGCAGCTCGGCGACGATCGGGAGGCACGTTTGCAGCCACGGGAAGCCCCGGACCTGCTCCGGCTCCAATCGCTCGAAGCCGTGGATCATGTCCTCCGCCGGCACGCGGGAGTATTCGATCGAGTATCGCTGGAGACCTTCGCCGAGTGCGTCCGCTTCGATGTAGTACGCAAGCGGTTTCCCGGTCTTATTCCGCTCCACGCCGAGCATGATCGAATCGTCGCCCGACCGGTCGTAGGGCGTGGTCATGCGGCGCGAATTGATTACGAGGATCCGATGCCGAATGGGGGTCCTGGCGTCATCGTCAACTACGATCTGCCACAGGTAGTCTCCTGCAGTCCACAGCCCAAAGCCAGAGACGCCTAGAACATCAGGACCGGATAGGACACCGTTCAGGTCGGGCAGTGCCCACCATTCCTGCCAGATTTGCTCTAGCGTCGTGTTGTAATTGTCGTCATCCGTTTGGATCGCCAGGGATGGTCCCTTCGGCCCCACGATGTCGTCAACGTAGGTTTTGGCGACACCCTTCACCATCGGATTATTCATGAACTCGTGCCCGGCGCGGGCTCGGATCGTGGAGAGGTCTTTGGCGAGAATCGTGTTGATCGATTCGTCGCTCGCGTCTGCCCAGTGGTCTTCGTTCAGGCGATTGCTACGCGCAGCATCGAGCGAGAATTGCCGAACCGGGGAGCGTCGACCGAATATGGCGTCAACGATCATGCCCGCCGCCCTCCGATCGCTGCGCTGATCAGCAGAATCGAACCGCCGACCAGACCGCCGATCCGCCAGTCGTATGCACCGCTGCTGACCGTCAATGCCGCCACGCCGGCGAGGTACATGAGATCAAGCGGCCACGTTCGCGGGCGCCGCTGCCGTTTCGGTTGGTCGAGTTCAGGAATCGGTAGGTCTGGCATAGGTGATCTTCGTTTGCTGCATCCCCAGGGAAACGGCCTGTTGCCGACAGATATTGGCGATCATTGATTCGATTGCCCGACGATCGAATTTGAAGCCTGTTGCGTTGATGAATTCTGAATCGGGAGTCGTCGCCAATTCCATTTGTGCCGCATGGGCGTAGCTCAACGCCGTCGCCCAATCCCCGGCGAGCATTGCTGTTCGCGCGGCATTACCCAGCGTTTCAATTGAGGCGATCGTTCCCATGCGTGTAGCATGAGGGGTGCTATAGACGTGCTTCTAGCGCGCAGATTACAGCGTCTATAACCTTCGCAGATTTATTTTTGGGGCTCGTGGGACTTGAAACAGTGCCCGCAGGTGTCACATTTGTGGTGCCGAATCGGGCGTCGCGTGCTTGTCACGTGGGTTTTTGTCGAGTTGCAGGCCGGGCAATGGATCATCGGAAAGGCGACAGGGCGGTCGGGCGACGGCTTGGGCGATTCGACGATGACGGGCTCCAAGTCCCATGGGATCGACCAGACGTGATGGCAGTGGCGGCATTGACGCTTGACGTGCGCTTGCCCCCACCACTTGATAAGCTGCAGGTTTTCGCCGTCCAGACACCCGCATTTCGGACACTCCGTTGTCCCGACAGGTTTACCGCTGATCATGTTCGCCGTTTCTGCCGTGCAAACCAATCCGTTACCACGACTGGCTGATCGTCGCCGCCCTTGACCAGCCGGAACCCGCAAAAATGCCCCGCCGCCGAGGCGTACACCGTCGAGTCGAGGTAGTGATTCGCGTGCCGTATCCGCTCCCACCGCCTGCGCGGGCCCTTGCCGGGCACGAATTCCTCGATTTCGCGTTCCGCTGTGATTTCCTTGATGAACCCCATGTGGTCGCGGGGCATAGCCTTGAACAGCGTCATCGATCCCGGCGACTCAGGGGCGCAGGCGAGCCGTTGGTGTACCCAGCTTTTCCACCGGTCCACATTGATGACCACGAGGAGTACGCGGGCCTTGCGCTGGAAGGCGATATGATACCCGTCGCCGATCCTGCGGACCTCGGGCCCGGTTTTCTTCGGCTGGGTGTAGCGCCCGACCCCAAGCTGACTTGCGCTTCGGCCAACGATCGGTCGGAATCGCTCGCCCGACTCCTTACAGAACTTGTAGATCGTGTCAGTCTGTGCTCCATAACCCGCGTCGATCCAGACCTGATCGGGCACGCGAACGCCGCCGCCGGCCAAGCCCCAGCCCTTCATCACCATATCGCGGAAATCGCGAAGGGCTGCCAGTGTCGCGCGTTCGAGGCCGAACTTATCAGTCTCGACGTTGAAAGCATCGTAGTCGCAAACATGCGAGCAACCATCTGGCATCCACGCTGGCACCACATAACGCCCGAATCGTCCGTGCATATCGAGGCCGACGGTCAGGTATTCGGCCTTGTCGGGCACGACGCCGCGGCGGAGGTCCTGGACGCGCCGCACCAACACCTCGGCACTGAGCGGGGTTTCCTCGACTTCGGGAGCCTCGTAGGGCACGGCGAACACGAATTGACAGAGCCATTTCTCGGCGTTCTCTTCATCCGTCGCCCGGGCCGCTTTCCACAGGTCGACGCCTACACTTCCAGCCGTCCGAAACAGATTGTGAACGGCCGACCACCGGAGGCCGAAGGTCCAGGTCCGCGGAGGCTCACCGGTTACGTTGCCCACCGCGTCGATCTCTTGGCCCCGGTGTACCAGCCGACACGCATGATTTGCCGCCGCCCGCTGTTCTTCGGTCCAAGGCTTCTGGCAGGCCGGGCAGTGGAAGAGCGTATTCTCCCATGCTGCGATGTCGCTTTCGGCCTCCTCCCACCCGTGCAAGTCCTCTCGCTCCGGCACCACCCACGCCCCGCAATGCGGGCAGGGAAGCCTGATCTGGCTGTTGGTACCCTTCGTGATCTCCTGGTTCGTCCGCCCCTCGACGGTGCTGAGCGTGCATTCGCCGAATACCGTGGTTTCGCTCACGTCAAAGCCGCGGAGTCTGGCCTCCAGTTGCGTGAGCTTGTCAGATTCCCGGCTAGTCTGACTGGTTTCGTCGAATCCATCGGCCTCGGTAATGATCAGCACCCGCGTGGTTTTCCCCGCGCGGCCTTTGTCGGACCCGCCGGCCGTCATAAACCGGAGCTCGGCCCCGTTCCCCATCCGGTAGCTGACCGACGTGCCGCCCCTGGACCCCTTGCCCTGCCGAGGCATCAGATGGGCATAGTTCGGGCAGCATTCGATCG